ATATCGCGGTAATAATTCCTGAAAATTCATTCACCAGTCCGTACCGGCCATACCCGAGGTACAGTTCAACGCGCTGATCTTCTTTGAACTGAGTCGGCTTCGCTCCACCAGCGGCGATCACGATCGTCGCGGTATCCATACACGCGTCAATGGATGAGACGAGTTTTGCACCGCTCATTCCTTTTACTTCTGTGCCGTCGATGATGAGTTTACTTGTCAAATTCAACACCGGTTTCTCTCCGTAATTCTTTTGCCGCATCAACATCTATCTGATCCACAAGCGCCGGAATTTTATACCGTTTCCCGGAAACAAGATATGGAGGACAGTCATTCGCCTCATCGATAGTTCTGAAAAGCTCCCGTACTCCGTAATATTTTTTTGCCAGTGTCATTGAGGTGTCACCGGCAACAGCGACATGTTCCTGTTCAGTCACAGGCGGTTCCGGAACTTTAATCGTCAGCCCCGCGGTAAGGGACAGCGGGTCATCTCCGATAACATCTTTGTTCGTATAATAAATTAAAGGCCAGAGATCCCATCGGTAAAAGAATAGAACCGACAATCGATGGATCGTGTCCTCTTTTCGTGTCGTATAGCGCTTCATATGTACGTGTCCACCAGAGCCTTGAGTTTCGCGAAGCGGGACTGTTTGATTTCAGTCTTCCGCGTAATTTCATTATCAGACAATCCCGTGAACGTGTACCAGAGACAGGATTGATATCCGTCCTTTATCATGGGGTCGAAACTCTGAATGACAATTTTTTTAATACCGAACATTTCCGTGTATGGAGAAATAATCGGCAGCGCTTCTGGTTTGTCCCATAACGCGATCAGATTCGCGACTTCTTCTCTTAACGCGGTATTTGTTTTACAGTAGATTTTTCCCGTAACGGTAATTTCATAATCGCTCACACTCACGAGTTCTTTCTGCGTTCCGGAGCCTCCGGGAATTTCGGTGACGACAATATTCTTTTTCCCTTTAACCTGGATAAGCGCGCCATAGGTGAATACATACCCTCCAATCTCCAGAGGGTAGATTTCGCGCATCACGGTAATGGGATTCGGTATTGTGGATCCTCCCGCGAACGTCAACGCATCGGCTACAAGGTCGAGAACTCCCATAATCAGCCAGCCTCATCAATTTGAGTTTCGAGCATCTGAAGAAATAGAGCGGCAAAATCCGTCGGGGACATTCTCTTTCCGCCCAGAGATATCTGCAAATTTCCAACCATTGATTTCGCTTCGATTTTACGGCTTGCGTTCGTGATCTTTTGGATCACGGGAGAAGATTCCTTTATCGTTTTCGCCTGAAGATTAACGAATCGCTGAGTTGCCTGGTTTTGTTTCGATTCATGATCAACACCGGCGCCGAAAGTTGATACGAACGCACGACCTGATTTTGTCAGCATGGAGAGAGGACCTTTCTTCGCATCAGATTGCGGGATATACGGCTTGATGTTCTTTTCAATCATCATCAAGATGGCGTCTTCAACTGCTTTAGAACTGGTAATTCCGGTCGCAAATGTTTCGGATAATTTTTTCCCAGCTTTTTTCATTTGCTCAAGCGATGATTGTCCCATGAGCGCGTCTGTCAGTTTGTAGTCGTTCTTGTTCAGACCGTCTGTAAGTTGTTTCCGTACTGATTCAACATAACCTTTCTGCGCTTCAATAAGGTTGTAATCTGCCGATCCTTTTTTTGTCGTTTTCTGAAGATCCTCAAGAGTCTTTGAATAATCTTTAAGCTCCTGAATGCGTGCGCCGACCAGTTTACGTTTATCCATTTCTTCATTAAGTTTTTTTAACGCACCTTCATTCTCTTTTATCTGTGCTGCGTTTTTCTTATATTCGGCGGTTCCAGTCATTCCCGCTGCCGACCATTTCGATTGCTGCTCTTTCAGTTTCTCCGTCTGATCGTTGAGCTTCTTAATTTTTTCCGCGACAACGCCGTCGACATCGACGTCATCTTTCCATCCGAAGAATTTTTTAATCCAGTTCCACGCTGCTTTGATTGCGTCAGTTACCTTATCCCAGTATTTCACGAGACCGTAAATAGCCGCTCCGAGAGCGACGATTGCGAGAATAATCCACGTGAGAGGACATGCCAAGAGCGCGGAGTTTAATGCCCACTGCGCAACAGTAAGTATTCCAGTCGTTACCACTCCCGCGATCTGTGCGCCGCGATACGCAACGGCTCCGGCAACGGCCTGAAAATGAAGAAGTCGTCCGAGTTCGAGTACCGTGTTATATCCAACCTGCGCGGCAGCACATGCGACCGTTTGAACTTTGTTTCCGATTTTCGCTCCGGTATCAAAAATCGTTATAAGTGCTGATGATTTTTTTACAGCGGCGTACATCCCGACAATACCTGTCAGAGTCATAATTACTCCGGCGAGCGTTAATACGACAGCTCCTCCGAACACGAGAGTCGCAAAAAATGATTTCGCGGCGGGATGCTTTTCGAGAAAGCCCGTGAAGCTTGAAATCATATCAGCGAGACTTTTCACTATCGACTTGAGCGGACCTTCATTGAATCCGCTGGCGATCATGCTTTTAAGCGCTCCCCATCCGGATCCGGCACGATCAAGCTGGGAAGACAGATTGTCCATGTTGATTGATGCGGCTTTCTTCATATCATCCCATGTACCGCCGGCGTTCGCCTCTCCAACCTGTTTGATATCTTTTTTAATCTGATCCATTTTCGGGAAAAGAGTCTCTATCGCGGCAACGGCTTCTTCGGTGCCCATTGCGTCTTTCAACTGCTGCCGTTCAGCGTATGAAATGGTATCCCCGAATTTGCTTTTCAGAGTTTGGAGAAGTTCCGGCATCGATTTCAGTTTTCCGGTTGAATCCGTTGCCTGAAGTCCAAGTTTCGTGAATCCCTCTCCGACATTCGACAAAAACGCACGATAGGATGTACCGGCAACGCCCGGCTGCATGGTGTTTTGGAGCGTACCGAGAATAACTGACTGCTCCTCAAACTTTATACTTAATGACGCGGCTGTCGAGCCGAGCGACTGCATCGCCTGTTGCATCGCGGCGCCGTCGGTGCGATAAAGATTCGAGACAAGGGTAATTGTGTTTCCGAATAATCCCGCAAAATCGGTATCGGACATGTTTTTGTACATATCTTTGAATTGCGCGTACGTCATACCAAACAGTTTTGAAAGTCCGCCGAAATCTCCTTTTGTCGCCTTAGCCGTCTGATCAAGCGCGAGAGATACTTCGGATATCTGTTTCGGATCAAGAGTGGAAACCGCGCTCTTAAGATCGTAAATACCGGAAAGATATACTTCCTGCGCGGTACCCATGTCCCCGGACATCTTCCGCACGCTCGAGGATATTCCTTCCATCTCGGCCTTCGTCACACCCAGTGATCGGATATTTGACTCCAGCTTTGATACTTCAAGGTTTGCCTGAATCAGGCTTTTTGAGAAAGCGATCGCGGCGCCGCCAGCGACAGTCAGACCCGCGCCCCATTTCGTCATAGACGCGGATCTGTCAAAAAGCTGCGCCTCGGCGCTCGCGTCCGCCATTGACTTGCGGACCGAGTTCCACTCCTTACGGATTTCGCCGAGCTTGTTGCTCATTAAGTCGCGGATCGATAGTACCGCCGCGAGTTCAAATGTGCTGACGCCGCCGCTCATACGTTAAAACCTGAAATTACGAAGTGCGATAAAATGAGCCATGACATACGCCCACGACCATAATGACATGGCGGCTTCACTCCATCCTATTTCAACTTTCGCAGCGCTGAAATATCCGATGATACAGACGACGCCGGAAAGATAAACGGGGAGAGCGATGCAAAACGCGAGCGGAAGAAGAAAAGCCGCATACAACCCGATTCCCGTACACACGATAAAGAAAAGGGTACAGAACAGCAGAAAGATAACCGCAATTTTTGAACTCTTCACAAAACCTCCTAATCACCGCCGAACGCACCTGCGATCGCGTTGGAGTGAAGTATTAATAAATGTTTTTCAAGCCATTCGATATCGACACCGTATCGAACCATGTCTTCTTCCGAGAGGGAAGAAAGATCGACTCCGGGGAAGTAATGACGAATAAGGATGTCAAGACCGCCTCCGAACGAAAGTTCCTCCTCGCGGTCTCTTATAACTTTTTTATCGAGGCCTCTTTCGTGACGTTGCTCCACTCAAGAAGCTTTTTCGCGAGAGGAATCGAGATTCCCCAGAAATCCGTCATGACGGTATTGAACTCCACCGGTTCGGGGTAAAGCACCGTCATCCGGCAAAGTTCTTTGTTGGAGTCCATCTCGGACAGCTCCTTTCGCATCGCGAGCTTCAGGTCTGCCTGCGTCGGACACCGGAAGATACCTTCGAACGTTTTTCCGTCGTCCAGTTCAACGGAGATTGCCCGAACTTCTCGGTGCTGTTCTTTCCAGGACTCGATCTGAGGCGCGAGTTCATCGAGCTGTTTCTGTGTGAGCGGTTGGTAATCGAATTTCATGTTGACTCTCCTTAAAAGTCAACTGTGGCGGATGGTGTATTTTTACGCTTTCGCGAGCTGAACGGGACCGACGATCGTGAACGGAAGCTGATGAAGGAAACGTTTGTCCTTGTTCGATCCTTCAAATCCGGTTTCTTTGAAAATCGCCTGAGTGATCACATGCGTCATTGTCGGGAGGTCATTTGACTTCTCGATGATGATAACCGGGATCGGAGGCATCTTCAGAAGATCATATCCCTGTGCCACGGCGTAATCGATGAGCGATGCGTATTCCTGACCGCTTACGGTCAGAGATCCTTCGCCCTTAATCTCACCACGTCCGTATCCCGCAGGCTCGCCGTCGTTCCCGTAAAAAACTTCCGACTCGCATGTCCGCTTGTAGCTGACCTTTTCGCAGTTGACGAGGAGCCGACCGGCAAAATAGACCTCGGTATTCCTCCATGAATATTCTTCAGCTGCCATGAGGCACCCCCTTATTCCTTACTCGTCGAAATATCGACGGCTATTTCTTCCATCGTGCCGATTGGTACGAATGTTACTTTCCCCTCGACTTTTTTCGTCGTGAGAACGTCCTGATTCTCGTCGATGATGGTTTTATGCGACGCGATTTCACGATCGCCGGAAATTTCCATCGCGGCCGCGATAGCGTTGTCCACATCGGTGCGAAGCGCAAGAATACCGCCGATGCCGGTTTCAGCATGTGCGGGACTTTCCAAGTATCTCATCATGGTCGCACGCGCGATTCTGCGAATTTTATCTGACGTGCGAAGGATGGGAACCCTCTGAAAATCGCTGGATGCGCCGGCAAAGGTGCTACAGTGAGAGAAGAAAAATCCGGGGTAGTTGTCGTACGAAACCGCGCAGGTGTATCCCGCATCGTCCAGAGCATCGAGCGCTTTGGTGCCGAAATCTTTGTCAGAGAGATCCGCATAATCCACCAAGGATGTAATAGTGAGAAAGGGGAACTTGTCGACAAAGCCGGGCGATTCATGAACGCGAGCACATGCGATCTTTGAGGACAGGACGTTCGCAAGATTTTCCGCGTTACCGGAGAGTTTATTGATGCCGCTCTGACAGACGACAATAACCCTTTTTCCGGCAAATGCTTTCGCTTCGTTTTTCCGTGCGAGTATCCACTCCCCGATTGTTTCTGTTGTCCGTGCCTTCGCTTCGGCGATGAACTCGATATAATGGCTGTAATTATCATCCCAGTCTTCGGCGAGAGCCTGAAGAGACGTCCATACCGCTGACGTCGTTTCTCCTTTGATATGTATGAATTTTACGTCATACACGGTCTTGAAGACTTTCACGGCTTCAAGGATGCTCGCAACGGACGCACCGGGCGCCGACGAAGAGAAAGTCCAGGAGTCTCCAGTGACAAACGATTCCGCTGGGGTGCTAGCATCCGTAAATGCGATCGTGCATCCGACAGCGAGAGCAATTGGAATTCCGGACGCAGGTGAGGTAATCTCGCCGGACCATGTCTCTCCGCCATCAACACTCTTCCGATACGTCGCCGTTCCAGATGCGCCGCCCTTGATGATCTCGATGATGAATGTACGGGATCCGCTCGGCGTTCCGGCAGCGACCGCCGTAGCCTTTCCCGTTCCCGTCAACACCGCTGTTCCGATCGACCCGGCAACGTCCGCCGTCGGTTTTGCGAACCACAGTTTCGGCGGAATCTGCTTTTTATCAGCAGAAAATTCCGCATACCATTGCTTAATCGCGTCAAGCAGCGGTCCTTTTATTAAGATTGATTTTGCTTCAAAATAGGATGATACCTCATACGCGGTATTCGCTTCACCGCCTTCCGCGCTTCCTATTTTCGCGTGTATGCCGTCAGTCCCTTTAGGGCTATTTCCGAGTCCGCCGTCGACAAGATTTGTTTTTACGTCTCCTATCATGGTTCCTCCTTACTGAACCTTTTCGCCTGCAAAGTTTTTCACCGCGGACTCAAACACGCGGCGCGAAACCGGCGCGTCAATGTCCGCTTTCACGTGTGCTGCAGCACCGCGCCACAGAGCGACAGGTACGCCGACAATAGAAGCCCATTCGCTCCAGAGTTTCGTCTCGGACGCGTCACTTACGGTCGAGGCTGTTTTTTTTACGACTGCGGGAGTTGCTTCTTCAACAGCCGCCGCCGCTTCTTTCGGATCCTTCATTGTTTCTCTCCTGAAATTGAAAAATTCGACGGTAAACGAGTTACCGTCTGTTTCCGGTACGCTCCGTCGCCGAAGGATATCCGGCAGTACGCTTTGTACACGTTGTCAATAACGAGTGTCTCATCATCAAAATAGCCGTGTGTCCCGAGAGAGACCTCGATATTGTTCCCTGATGCACCGACGATATTTTGCACGGCGGCGATCGCCTCAACCAGCTGATTCAAAAGATCGCTTCCGTCGTCAGAGTAGAAATCATAGATATCGCGGCTGTAGAGATCAATTTGATAGGTTGCGTCGATCTTGTACAACTGCCGGTATCTGATATTTTCACCCTCCGTCTGTTCAAAACGGCGGAACGTGCCGTCCGACTCCGTCGTGCCGGGCATGTGACGCAGGGCGGCACATGGGGCGCTTTCAATAATCCTTCCCGCCTTGGGATACAGCTCGAAGAACTTCCCGGCGAACGGTTTTGTCCCGTCTGCGCGGGTGAGTTTACCCTCGACGATATCCTTGATGAATGTGATATGATCACGTATCAAAACGGAAACACTCCTGTAACGACGTCATCAGTTCTTCCCGCACTTCGTCCTCGCTCTTTTTGAGTCCGGGTTCGAAATGCGGCCTTGCCACTTGCCCGGTCGTTTCGAATCCGAATTCCAGTCGCCGCCCCTGCGGATGGTTCGTTCCGATCATTACTTCGTCGTCTTTTCTCACGGACGTGATCGAGGAGAGATAATCTCCCTGGTCAATCAGCACAAGATTTGATCCCGCCGGAATCATGTGCCCCGATCGTTTCCGGGTTTTGCTTTTCGCGGCAAGCGTCGAATCTTTCAGCGGCGCAAAATTGAATTCCTGGGATCTTATGCCCTTGACGATGTTCTTCCGAACGATTTCTCCGGAGCGTTCCAGAGACCGTTCCATTCCCGAGGAAATACGCTTCTGCGCGCCTGAAAGGAACTCTTCGAACTTCTCAAATCCGTCGCTCATTTATCCCTCACAAGGATGAGCTTCGTTCCGAGAAATCCGCTGATGAGCAAATCACATGAAGCGATCTGTTTTATGATGAACCACGTCCCGCCGGTAACAGCTCCTGAAGACAGATTCCCTCCGATGTTCACCCGGCTTGTTTCACTGATAGAAGGTTCACCTTTCAGGTAAACCTCCGCGTCTGCGTCAATCCGTGATCCGGTTCTTTTCTGCTCCGCGATCGCATTTGTAAGAAGAATGTCACATCCGGTTATCAAGGAATATGATTCATTCATCTTTTTCGCGATGTTGAGAGACGCCGGAGTTGAAGAAGCAGATACCGCGGCGACGATGATTTGTCCGTTCATGATCCTTGACCATGAACCGGACAATCGTCGCTCGATGTGTTTCTCTCTGATTCTCACAGATACTCCAGCACCGCCCGGTTCGCGCGTCCGGTATAATCTTCTATCTGAGCCTTGTAGTCCTCAGCCGCCCAGTCCTTGAGCGATATCCGACTGCCTGACGGAAGAGAGATATCTTTTTCAACACCCGACGCGGCGATCCGCATCAAATGATCGAGAATCGCCGCGTGGAGAAGATTGATCTCCGCTTCGGCGATTGCATCTTTTCGATCCGGATCCGCCGGTGCCTGTAAAACGGCATCGGCGAAAGATTCTTTTCCGACCCAGCGGCGCAGACGCTTCGCGACATCATCCGCAGCGGATAAAAGGAATCGATCGAATGCGGTCTTCCCGTTCTCATCCTTTTCCGCGTCATCGATATCGAGAGAGTCTCCCGACCAGAACTGCTTGATACTTTCCAGACTGGATATCATACCGCTTCCTGATTACCTCTTCTTCTCGTTCTTCTTCTCGGCATCGCCCGATGAAGTGTCCTCGATGCGTTCGAGAAGAATCAGTTCGCCTGACGCGATCTTCGACTCGATGAACGGAGTCGAATTGACAGTGAACTCTTTCTTGATATCGATTCCCCCTTTCTCATTTCTGGGGAACAGTTCCTGAGAACCGTCGATATCATAAAACCCGCAGCCCTTGCGGGCGATTGAATCCTTGATTCTGACTCTGACTTCCATATTTCTCCTTCGTGGCGGGGGGTGATTCTTGTTTCATTTTTTCACGGTTCAGCCGTTAAGCATTACCGCCGCTTCGGTGAAGAGTTTCGAGAAGCCGGTTACTTCGGAAACAACCGCAGTCTCGATCTGTTTCTCGATAATCTTGTCGTAATCGACAAGCGAACCGCCGAGTTCATAGACTTCCTCAAGCGCGGCCTTTCCGTCGAGCGCGATGATTTTTCCCGCGGGAACCGCATCGCTTTTTTTGGGAGGCTCCGGCATCGTCGGTCCGTTCTTGTCCTTGTACTCGGCGAGGTTCAGGTATTTCACCCGCATCTCCTTGGGCGCGATCATCAGCGTCGGGTCGAAGTAACGGAATTCCTCAAGGAGATTCACGACATCCGCGTAGGTGAGCACTCCGCTCGTGGCGGCGTTCACCGATACGATAGGATTGCTGTTCCCGTCGCCGTTGATGAGCGTGTTGATCGCAAGCGAAACTTTGTCGCGCGCGATATTGCGGCCGATCTGCATCATCGTCACAAGGAACGTGTTCACGCGCATCCGGCGGATCGTCTCGTACGTCGCATCGATCTGATAACCGATTTTGGACAGCTTGATCGCCTTGTCTTTGAAGTTGATCTTTACCTTGGGAAAAGATCCTCCTTCGGATACGCGGGATGCGGACGACTTGGAGTTGTCCATGTCGACTTCCGCGCCTTCATACACGCCGCCCTTGATTCCGGTGCGAGTCGCGACTATGTCGGAAATATTCGCGAAGCTCTTGAGTTCGGAATCAAGCCCCGTGCGGACGGCTTCATTGATCGTCTCGACGAAAAGAACCTTGTTGTCGTCGGTCTGGAAGAAGTCGGATACCAGAGCCGCGTGAGCGCCGGACAGTTTCAGATTGCGAGATGCGAGCTGCTGAGACAGCGCGCTGAATTTTTCCGAATCGGCAACACTGAATTTCTCATGCTTCGAAAGAAGCTGAGTCAGGGTTACTCCTTTCTCTTTGGCTTCTTCGAACATCTGTTTTGACAGAGAGATTTTTTCAAATTTGGGCATTGGTTCCTCCTTATCCCAGATACGCGATGAGTGTCTGAGCCGTGGTATCCACGCTCGCGATGGTGAACTTGCGACCCGTTCCGGCTGTGGTCGGAGTTTTCACACCGCCGGATCCGTTCGCGACAAGCTCAATGTCAATTCCCGCAACCGGAGCGGATCCGGAATAGGAAAGCAGTTTGTAACCGTTCTGAAGAACCATACCGTACGCGTTATCGCGGTCGATAGATTCGAGTACTCCGAGAAACTTGTCTTCTGCGGCGCACTTTGCGACCGTACCGTTCCCGGAAATTTTCACGACTTTTCCTTCGTCCGTTCCGCGGACGCATCCGGAAAGTTTGAAAGTCGCGTTGTCTTTGATGCCGTCAAAATTATTCGTAATCATGAGTCCCCCTTACAGGTTGAAATCGCTGGGATCGATATCGTCGTGTTCCGTTTCCTTAGAACCAGACTGAGCGCTTCCGCGGGAAAACGATCCGCCGCACTTTTCGCATTTCACGGGAAACTTCTCGTCGGCGCGTTTTTTGTAGTCGTCGCGGAATTTCTTCGCGTCTTCGGCGTCTGCGTTGTTGATCGCCTTCTCAAGCGCCTCGTTGAGATGTCCGTCCTTCTCGATTCCTTCAGATATCTTCGCGAATTTTATCGCGTCAGCGCGAAGATCGGAAAGATGCGCGTCACCAGCGGACGCGCGGTTTTTGAGCGCTTCCGCATCCTTTGAAAGTTCCGAGGATTCGGGATTCAGTCCCGCGAGCTTGAGCGCTGCGGAAAGAGCGTTCGTCGACGCAATCGCGGAAGAAAGCTTCACCGCCGCATCGCGGAAAAGAGATTCGGTTCCGCTCGCGTCAAAATCGCGCGCTTCATCACCGTCCTTGAATCCGTAGTCGCTCGGAGTAAGACCGAGGGCTTCGACCTGTTTTCTTGAAAGTTTCATACTTTCTTCTCCAGTTTTATTATCGCGTCCGAGCCCCGGCTCTTTTGACGCCTGCATATCAATTCGCTTCGCGTAGATATCGGCACCCTGCCACACAAGTGATATCTCCCCGTAGCTGCTGATTCGTGTTACAATGAGACGGACAATCGATCCGTCGATATTCTCTCCGAGATGGAACCAGAAGTTGTCGAGATTGGGATGTGACTTCACATAGTCAAAGATGACGTCGACGCTTACGGAGTGAATTGCGCCTTCCTTGATGCCGTCGATGATCTTCTCGTTCCATTTCTTATTGATGCCGAGAGTGACATTGATTCCGGCCGGGATGTTTGACGCTTCGTCCCACCAGCTTTTGACAACCGTGCCCACCCAGTTGCCGACGTCTGTATTGTGATTCGTGTACACGGTCTGCTTGTTGAGCATTTTGGTGGAGGCTTTCAGCATTTCAGCGTTCGAGAAATCAATTCCACGATCGGGAATGATTGTCGCGGTAAGAGCGCGGAACGGAGCAAAGAAGGTCGTATCGTTTTCATCGAACTTCAGAACGGGAATCGACAGCGGTTCTGCTTCCGGAGCGTTATCCGAAAAGGAGAAACGTCCGCGGAGACGAAGCGACGCGACAGATCGACCGAGATCTATATTCAAACCGACATTTTTCAGTGAATCAAACTGAGCGCGAAGTTCTTCATCTTTCATGAGGCACCACCTGATCGGCAAAAAAAATGCCGGTAATCGAGCCGGAGAATTTACCCTTCATGAGGGAAATTCCGGCCGTCATATCGGCTTTTGGTGGCGTTTTGGTGTTTTAAACGGGACTTATGTCCCGGACTGTCAGCTACGAGCCTTCCATTAATTTCAAAAGGCGTTTAAAATCGTTTAATAACCGTCCCCTCTGCATCCGGACGATTCAGCATCACCGACGCGGCAGAAGGGCTCTAAACGAGAGTTATGTCACTATGCTCCGGCTCCGTAATAGAGCTCTTCGGCCAAGTCCCGGACATGATCCGGAATATTTTCGATCGGGAACGATCCGGACGCGACCTTGTCGAGATTCCAAACCCAGTGATCCAGACCGTTATCGCATTCAACATTACTGAGCACTTTCGCGTTTCTTATGATAAATTCATCAATCGGTTTCAGATTCTCAGTCATTGGGTAGTCTTCATCATCATACGCCGCGCGCATATCCATGATTTGAAAATCTTCAGTATCTTCCTGTTTCCCGAAACCTGAGGTCCGGTCGTTCAGAAGTTCTATGTACGTCGCTTGCGGCAACCCGTATCCTTTCATTCAATTTCAACTCCTTTCGCTCGTAACCATCGCGGTAACGAAGACTGTTTGTGAAACCTCAGAATCGTACCAACTTCATTCAGAAAAAGTGTCGCTTTGTTTTGCGTGTTCTGGATAATCCACATAGGTTCCGTTCCCTGGTTAAATGTAATCACCTTGTCGTATGATTGCAAGATATTCTTGAGCGCTTCATCAAATTTCCCTCCGAATTCTTTTGCATGTTTTTCACGGTGATACTCTTCGCTTGTCGCGAATGTCCCATCGTTAAACTCCCGTTTCTCATCCGGCCAATACGACGTTTTTATCCGAGCTTCCATCTTTGACAGCAGTTCGTCTTTTGAAAGCGCTGACAGCTGTTTTGCCCGTTTCGCCGCTTCGGAGTTTTTGCTGTCAAAAGAGAGCGACCCTTTGAACATTCCGCCGGATGATTTCCGGATCTTCATATTCTGAGAAATCACCGTTGTTGTACGGCATCGCGCGTGATACGGCGGCAATTTACATTTTGTCCGCTTCAAAATCTCGGACGTTGAAAGATCTTTATATCCATCAACTTCAGAATTTGTCGGCCACGCGAACTTCTCCGTCATCTCGTCCATCTGCGTAGTCATCACTTCGCGGACGAATTCTCCGGCGATATTCACCGGAATTCTCCGGCCGTTCATCAGCCTGCACATCCGGGACGTCTTCTGATCCAGTATCGCCACGATTTCAATTTCAGCGATCCCGAGACGTTCATATCGGAACACTCGTCCGAAGTTCCGGCTCTTGTTCACCGCGTTGCGAACAACAATATCGTAATAATCACGGATATACGGATGCTCAAAACCTTCACCCATTTTATCTTTCAGCCGTGCGATCGTTTCGGCGGAATACGCCCTGGAGGTTCCGTTCAATTCGTCTTCGACGACTTTTCGAATATCATCCGCATAATGTTCAAACTGCTTACCGAAAAAATGCTGATCGTGTGCCGCGAAGAATTCGAGAGCGTTCTTGTCGGTGACTTTCCACTTGTCATCTTTCCAGTCGCCGCCGACTCCCAACCGGTAACTTTTACCGGTCCATTTCCGGATTGAGTCTTCGGCATCGGCAGGCAGCTCAATGCTGAATTTTTTCCGGGCATACTCCATGATACGATTCACCGCGTCGTCAGATGCCAGGTGAATCGCGAATCCCGTGAGAAACTCATTTTTTTTCAGAGCATAGATTTCAAAGATCTCTTTACTGTACCCTGATTCGATAGGTTCTATTTCGTCCGGCTCGCCGTCGTCAGGGCTTTTTTTTTTGAAAAGCCCATGAGCGAGATTTTCGGACGAGAGAACGTATACCGTCCTTTCTCATTATCGAAACAGAACGTGACCGAAAGGTTTTCTTTCGCCGCGTCCCGAGAGTACGCTTCATCATATCCGAGTTCAAGTGCCGCCTGATCGGGGCTGATAATTCCTTTGCCCATCCGTTCAAGAATCATGGTCTGCCTGATCTGTTCCGCTTGCGCGTCTTCATATCGTTTGAGACTCGGACTCGGATTGAATGACATGGAACACGACGCCGGAATTTTCCGGAGGATCAGGTGCGTGTTATAAATCCGTTCGTTCGCACGCTTTATAACGCGCTGGATATTCGCGATCTTACCGAGGAGCGTTTCATAGCACACCGTCGCGTAGGTCTCCGTTGTCGAGTAGGTGCGTCCCAGCATCGCCGGATCGATATCAAGTCCCGAGGCGATCTGCTGTTCGGTAGACTGTAGAATGGTGTCAACGGATCCCGCATTCTTTGAAACGTTATGATGATCAAGCGTTGTGTCCGCGTCAGATACGACAATTCCTTTCTTGAGGTTTTTCCGGAAAAGGTCGTACGTACTTAGCAATTCCTTTCCCGCTCGCTCCATGAATTCCTTGTCGTTCTCCTGAAACGATTTTTTCAAAGGACGCTTCAGATGAGACAGCCCCAGGAGTCCCCACAGTTCCATGAATGAATCAATATCGTTCCACTGTTTTTCCTGACGCATCACCATCCGGAGCGACGCGAGAAAGGGAGGAATCGCATACGGTGAATCCTCATCAGAAAAAAGAGGGATATATGCGAAAGTATTTCTGTTAAGAGCGATTTCATTCCCGCCGGTTTTCTGAACAGGAACGAATTGACCGTTTTCCACACGGAAGCGGATGCTTCCCGCTTTCACCTGATATACGGTTTCAACCCCGTCAAGAGACAAGGACGGTACCATTTCCTGACAGAGCGCGCCGGTAAGCACAATCTGCCTGAACTGCTGGTTGATGAAGCCATCGGCGCCCGCGTGATTCGGAAACGCGTTTTTCGCGAGGTTGTTGAGTTCTTCAAGAGCGAGAGCCGCGGCCGCGTTGCCGCCGGCCTTGATATCCAGAGAATGTCCGACGTTTCCGAGCGCGGTGATCTTCTGAACCGTTTGCGATACGTCAGGATTCACCAGAGCAAGGAGTTTTAAAAGATCAATAAACGCGAACGGATAACTTGGACTGACTTCGCCGTACGCAGAGAGAAATCCGTTTATATCCGAACTCGTCAGTCCGCCGCGCAGCGCACGGTCTCCCGACATATCGGTCGGAAACGATGACACCGGGGACTTCGCGAAGATCCCGCTGATGAACGATCCGAGCCCCATCAGCCCACCACCGGATTAACGCAAGGAGTATAGCTTCCGCGACCGACACGAAACGCGATAAGACCCGAGTTGGTGCTCATACCGTAATGATTCGCCACGTTCTTTTTGTACTCGCTTTTCTCGTATCCGCTTTTGTCCACGGTCTTGTCCTTCTCCAGCGCTTTCATCTGCGATTTCCACCGCTCATATCGTTCAAGTTCATCGGGCGCGAGCTTCTTCGGATTCGGTAAAACGAAAAAACCTTCCCGGAACAGATCAACCATCTCATCTATCGACTCGGTGCGGTTATGCATGACAACCGGCACCTCGTATTCTCCTTCGCCTTCTTTCTTTTCCGTAAGCGCTTCGCCTTTGAAATACTGGATTGAACCCCATCCTTGGTACTTCATACAAAGTCGCTTCGAAAGATTCTTGTACGGCATCGCGTCGATTACGAAGTATCCCCGGTACCGTTCGATCAGTTTGCAAAAACCGTCGAAATCATCCGAAAGAATTTCTTCGCACCAGAGGAGCCTGAGCCTCGAACCCGTCCATCCCCAAACCGTCGCGTGACATACGTCGCCGACGTCTATTCCGATGAACGAGCTTTGCGCGCTCCGCTCGAATCCGTATTCTTTAACCTCGCACGAATCAATCAGCTCGTCGCTGATCGGCTGCATCTCGGGATCGTAATAAGGCACACCGACAATCGAGATCCAGAAGTTCTTCTTCTCCGAAAGGAGCGTCGCTCCGGTGAACTTCTTATACACCTCAACGGCGCTTGTCGTACTGCTGAAGAGCTGGCTTTCCAGGAATCCGACATGATCTTTCGACCGGGTCGGATGAGCCGCAACCCATTCGCCTTTTCCCGTCGACAGTTTCGCGTGACAACGGGTGCATCCGATCCACGCGGTAAAATTGTCTCCTTTTCCTTTCGAGAAAAGGTTCTTCGGGAAACTCTCGACGATATTGTTCCATCTGCCGCACTTGGGACATTTGAGAAACCACATCCGCATATCCGACTTCTTGAACGTCCGGTTGATCCCGTAATCCGGACGCGACGGCTGAGACAGTTCCGTGATCCATTTGAAAGACGAATGGAGTACACGGTCTTCCGCGAACACGAGGTTCTCCTGATTCGCCTCGTCAACCTCGTCCTTGACAATTGCGTCAAGATCCACCGATTTCACTTTCCGCTTCGACCATACGCCGCGGAAGTACAGCGATGAATTTCCCATCTGTTTGAGGCCGAGATTATCGGCCTTGTCGTATCTCATCTTTCCCGAGAGATACTCTGAATTATCGATGATCGGATTTGCCCTGTCCTGGGAGAAATCCGAGACATCTTCGTCCGTCGGAAAATAATATCCGACCTTCAGAGAGTATCGATCCATTCTCCGGAGCTGCCGGAGCAGCACATAGGTTGAGATTCCCATCTGAGCCGCTTTCTGGTGCGTCTCTCGGGGAACGTCCGGAAGATCGAATATCTCCTTCAGGTAATCATGTCCGTCCAGTGAAAACGGGAGCAGCGACCCTTTACTGACCAGCCTGATATATTTCGAACACCATTCGAGAAGAGACAGATCCTTGAATCGATCATTTCCGATCTTCTCGACAAGTTCGATAATCCCTTCACTCATGCCGCTTTCTCGCCATCAGCTCGCGAGCTTTCGCCTCGAAACGGGCATAGATGTCTTTCCAGTTTTTCTGGATTACCTCTTTGACCTCGGGAATCTCATGCATCGCATCGATAAGACAGCGGACCTGATCCTCTATCGAGACACGCTTCCGTTTGTCCTTAATCTTGTCCTGGTATTCGAGCAGCGTCTTGAGTGCGTATACCGCCGCATCCTGCGTTTTGAACTCGAGACCTTTACCTTTGATATCGGTGACGATATCGCCGATAATCGAGTCAATCTCCTGAATGATATCCCGTGACTGGCGTACCACCGCTGACGTTTCACTTTCTTTGACAAGCGCGTCTGTTTCGCGTTTGCGGTCTTCCCATGTCCTTCCGGAAGTATCGGGTGTTTCCGCCCAGTCGCGTATCGTCGTATGCGTGATCTTCTCGCATCCGGGATGAGTCCTCATGATATCCGCAATTTTGCGGTAAGAGGATCCTGATGCGAACAGTATGAACGCCTGACTTTTGTCGAGATCACTATACGCCATTGTTCATCCCCGGAAGAGGAGGCATTCTTGACGGAATAGGACGCGTTCCGCAGTCGGGAAGTCCGAATGTGCCGTAATCACCGACAGGATCGGAATAACTCCTTGACCGTTCGTTCATATAATAATTTACACCGAAAGCGGCGTTTGCGGAAAAGAGAAACGCGCCGAGACCCTCGTTAAACACGATAAGCGGCGTCATGCAGAGAATCGCATAGACGAACGTGAGAAGCCCGAAAAGAGCAAAGAAGAACGCGCGCTTCCGGATCTTTCCTTTCTCGATTCCGAAAAAAACACGCAGGGAAATTTTGGATCCGCTGAACGCCGGAACTCCCGCGGCCTGCGCTTTCGCTTTCATTCGTGACGCGGTGACTTTTTCCGCTTTCACCTGTTTGGTTGAAAGATGCTTGCGTGCCATGTTATTTGTCCTCGCCGAAAAAATCTTTTTCCTGCTTCATGTTGAGCTTTTTAAGAATCGCCGCGATGTTCGCGCCGATAAGGTTGAGCTTTTTATTGATGTTTCCATCGAGCTTTTCTGTTTTCTCCACTCGCGCGGCAAGCAGCTCAATTTGTCCTCGGAATTCCGTCCGGATCTGCGCGAGTTCAATTTTCATGAGTTTTATCTGAGTGTTGAGCTTCCAGAATGCCGTGATGATTCCGCCTACAGAAGTCAGAATCAGAACAATAAGACCGATAAGCTGCATCACTTCTTTTGCGTCCACGCCTGACATACTCCAGATACGGGATTCCGGTTTTGGTCCAGCAGACCGGAAACTGCCACACACCCGTTTTTATTACAAACTATTGGGTTTCATTGTAAAAGGAGCCGGAGTGAGGTGAGTCCCTCCGGCTCCAAGAATCACACCAAGCCGCCACAGCCGATAATGATTTGATTAGTATATAAGCACAGGAAGGCACGACGCGCAACGTCGAACTTGCGCAATCTGCCGACTATGCGCATTCTGCCGATCTTTTTTAAAAAAGAGAGAGCTGGGGTTCGTGTGAAGAATTTTTTATAAAGGAAGTAATACCGGTGCGGGGATACAGGAACTTCTTTGAGGAGTACTGAACGTACGGAAGTTTCCCGTCATGACGGTACTGCGTAACAGTACGCGGCGCGATATTCATTTCTCGCGCCGCTTCTTTTACTGTCAGGAGATCGTCTTTAATAAATGCCATAACGCATTGTCAAAGATGCGTCGGCGGTTTTGTCAAGACATTAACGGAAATGATAGCCCTTAAGTTTATAATCGAAACATCATTTTCCCATTGACATGGATTGAATTTCGATCCTTCCGGGTATCATATAAAGTCCCTCTGAAATTTGCGTAAGCAATTCCATTTTCAATTTTATAAATATAAACGCTCGCCAAGGTGTCTGGAAATGCATCAATCAAATTGTGGTGATAACGAACATCATTATAGGTTAGAGACAAGTTCATCATTTCCGGTTTAGTTTCATTCGCTTTGAGAGATTCGAAAATAGCCCCTGTTTTAAGATTCGCTCTATTCAATATTAAACTTAAATGTATTCTTTCATCTCCATTATATGCATTTGCATCAATCCCAACAGCAGGCTTGTTTGCCAAAGTAAGGTTGCCATAATACACGGTTGCTTCAGATTTCTTTTCGACAAGAGTATAGAGGTTATTATTTATAATAAATGCAACCGCGACTTTTGTTGTTGATCCTTTCATGTCAGAAACAAATTTTAAGGGGACTTGATCAATATTAACGAGTGACTGTGACGGTGTACTCTCAATTACAGTCGTCGACGCTGATTCCGAAGGTTTAGTTACTTTTTTCTCCGAAGTATTGTCATGAAATAAATAAGATAGAAAACCAAAAAGAAGAATAAAAAAACCGAATCCTATTGCTAAATTCTTGCGAGTAGGAATTTTTCCCGTTTTTACATCTTTGAAAGATGCCGGATTGTATAAAGCAATTATGAGCAATAATCCAAAGATGCAGAAAAAAACAATTGAAAAGATAAACAACATAAATCCTCCGCCGATTATTTATTTAAAATGATTAATTTTATTTTGAGATGTCTGATTCGATGCTGTTGAAATAATTATTGATAATCAAATTACCTGATATATAATAATTATTTTCATTTTCAATTTTTTCAGAATCTTTATTTCTGACGTCACGGAACAAGTCCCTCACTTTATCATCGGTACACTTTGAATTCACGGCACCCTCACACGGCAATTTTGATAAGTTTCAATGCTCGTTCTTTTATAGTATCGCTTTTTACACTCTCATTCTTGAGGTCATCGTATAACAAAAAGATCAATTCTGACATTTTTTTGCCGGGAAGACTCAGGTTGCGCTCATTAAAGATATTTGTCACGGATTCAATAATATCTTTTATCATCTGTCGATCTTCCAGAGGAAAATCTTTCACATCAGGAAGAATCGTATTATTCTTAGGAAGAAACATTTCTCCTTCGCCAGTAAGAAGCCAATTTAAATTCACATGATATTTCTCTGCAATTTTTCCCAACGAGGAAGAGGACAGATTAAGAGATCTGCCTTTAAAGAAATCCGTAATAGCAGACGGGGTTAGCCCCATATCTGAAGCTAAAGTACTCTTATTAACACCCAAAACATCCATTAAATCTTTAAGTCGTTCTTTCATTATGAATTATCGTAAATTATTCCGTTAATAATAAGAATTATCGTAAATTATTATTGACACCTTTACGATATTTCGTAATAAGTTGTAAGCGTAAGGCTTGAGGCTTTCAAGCACGCAATCGATTACGAATGTGTAAGCCTCAAGCTGTCAACTATCAGGAGGTAACCATGAATAGGGTGGATGTCAAGGTATTAATGATGAAGGAAGGGGTGACGGTAGCCAATCTGGCACGAAGATTGGAAGTCTCTTCTCAGGTTATTTATGATGTGATGGCGACTCGTCGAACATCAAAGCGAATTGAGACTGCTCTTGAAGAAACATTCAAAATGCCAATCGCAAATCTTCGTGCGGCTTGGAGAAACGAGAATCTTTCAGATTCAGAGACCAGAGCAAAGTTATTGCCCAAACTGACTCCTGCAATCGCAGGACAGCGAGGCGCATAATGAAAACCGCCACACGATTTAATGCATCCAAAACAGACGCGGAACTTATCCGGAAAATCGCCACGCGATATTGTATCATCGGTGGTCTCCGGGGAAAGAAGATCGATCTGTTTTCCGTGCAGATGACGGTCACCGCAGTGCATTGCAACGGAAACCCTTTGCATCTACGCGAATTCCTTTCTGCACCACAAGATGACTTTTTGTTCGATATGTTCGGCATCAGCAGACATTACGACATGGATTCAAAAGTATTCCGTAACGGTTTTGTTCCCCGGTTCTCAGCTCTGGAACAGAAGAGAGGCGCGTGATGAAGAAAGAAAAATTCATTAAGCGCAAGATTGACGAATCGGGATGCTTTTACATTCAGGGATCATATTTCTTTGTTGGGGAAGAATACCGAGACAAGACGGTGACGATTTTGGGCAACGGAACCGTACTCAATCCCGAGGGAAAAGAAATTGAGTTCGATCTTGTGGAACAAATTCAAATCACACTGGTTCATCAACCGCAAAAAGAGCCGAAACAGCGCAAAGGAACGTGGTCAAGTTCGAAGGGTCGCAAGTTGCTTAACTGGATAGAGACGGCAATCACTGACCGCACAAACATCAGTCGGGCTAAAAAGGCTTTTGACCGAAGTAGAGATGCGGCGAAAGTCGGGATAGCGAAATGAAAGCAGTTTCTTCTGTAATTGGCAATAAACCCAAAACTTCACGTTCATTAAAAAATGCGAAGTGTGAGACGGGGGATTCGTCTAAAGTAAACGGAAATGCTTTTATTGAATCAACGATGGATTCAAATTCAGCAGGATATAAATTATCCCAGAGAGCGATGGCACGGATTCCGGTATCCCGTAATGTCACCAGAACAACGGTCACACCCGATTCCATTCTGGATAGTTTCTCAAATGGTGAGGCCGCATGGCTGACCCACTCTTCTGGAAAGTCTTTTATTTCAATAAAAAAATCATGGATAAGTTTTTCGTATTTTTCAAGAGAGTTCATCGTTAACCTCTACGAAATATCAAAAAAATTATCATCCCTCAAAGTCAATCTATTTCTTCCAAGCAGAGGACAGGAGGCGTTATGCAGATGATAAAGCTCAAAGACGGGCTGTATTCAAAGCAGTTCGTTAACGGAGTCGTGATGATCGAAGACAGACCGTTCGTTGTCGCCGATGCGACAAAGATGGCTTCATTCGTTCGGATCAAAGAAGGGAAAGCGTTTCTCGCGAACTCAAACGGAGAAACTGTCGCTGAACTCACCGAGGTTACGCAATGACCGCGCTTTCAATCCTCGATCACTTCTTGGAAACAAGCGGAAACATCGCGCCCCGCGGCATTGATGAAATTGCGGAGACGATGCGAGTCAGCAGATCAACTGCGTATGCGGCAGTCCGTCGTCTTGAAGAGAAAGGAATGCTCGCGAAGGTAAAGGGAGGTTACATTCTCGGAAAAAAACTGCTCCTCGCGGGAGCGAAATATCATGCGCAGCTTTCGCGCATACAGCTTGGCAATATTCAGGAGAAACTCTATGGTTCCACAGATTAAAGAAGTCATAAAGAACGCGGGATTCAAGATCCCGAAAACCGTCACCGATGACGAAACGGGAGACATCCTCCAGCCTGACGAAAAGACGATTGAACGCGCGTTGTTTCTGGTGGCAAAGGCGCGATCAAGCATCTTCGAGGCCGCGGAAGCGGTGTCAAATTTCTTCAGCGAAAAATTATATCTGTATCTCGGACTCACCAAACAGGAAGCGGGAGAACAATTGTTCGGAATGAGCGCGTCAAGCGTTCGGAACTTGCAACTGATACACGAACGCCTGGGTGATGAGCAGCGCCTTTCAATTCTCGATTCGACAAAGCTCGTTATGATCGCAAAGCTTCCGGAAGAACAGCGGAAAGAGATTATAACCGACGGACTTATTCGTCTCGCCGACGGAAGCGTGATGACAATTGAGGATATCGCCGGTGACACCGTCAAAGACTTGCAGGGAAAGCTTAAAACCCTGTCGAACAAAAACACATCGCTCAACACTCAGCTGAAGGAAGAAGAGAAAATCCATAAAAGCGAAGTGAAGGAACTTAAACAGAAACTGGAAGAATCCGAAGCGCTTTTGAATATCCCTGAAGAGGATCGAGCCTTTTACGCGAAAGTCACGAAGAAGAGAGATATTCAGAACATTGTCTTTGAGGCACAGTCGTATATGCACAGCGCGTTCATGACGCTCGCGCGGATCGACGGCGACGCGAAAGATGCGGGATCTTCCATCGAAGGATTCATCACAACGGCGGCGCGGAAGCTTCTTGATCTTGAAGAACAGTTCGGAGCATCAGCCGCCTATTACAAAACCACATTGAAAGCGATGGCAGGAGAGAAATGAGACGACATCGCAAACATGTTCTATCTCCGCTTCTCGTGGATAGGTTCTATGCCGAATGGAAATCCATCGCGAGAAAAAGCGACCGCGGAACATACATCCGGGAGATCGCCGCGATATACGAGATTGACAAAGCGACAATACATCGCGCGTTTGCAAAAAAAGAGGAAGGCGCGATGAACAAAATGCATCGCGCCGATAAAATGATTCCGAGGGTCAAGGGATACTCTGAGGAACAGATAAAGGAATGGTGCACGAAAGTCGCCGCGTTGAAATGCGGGATGTCAACAAAGGAGGAAAAGACAATATCGACAGATCAGGCGATTCTCGCGTTGTTTAATTCAAAAGAAATTCCTTTCCTTGTTCCAACGAATACGATGAACCGTTGGCTCAACTGGTACGGTTTTTCTTTCCGGCAGATCAGGAATTATTCGAAGTCAACGGGGAAACGGCTGTTCACGACGGCGCCGAATAAATGGTGGTTCATGGACTTTTCCGTTTCAGAGGTATTCT